TTGTCCACCATCCACCCATGCTGATGCGGATGTGGTTGTCGGGTGTGACCGTGATGATGTTGGTGTTCCACATTCTCACGCACATGTTGCCGCCTTGCTTGATGACCCGCAAGTGGTTCTTGCCCCGGAGTGATGCGTCGGCAGGGGCGTCGCCTTTGAACTGGCCTCGCTTGTACATGTGGCGTTCGAGGTGGAATTGGAGTTTGGTATAGGGTGTCATGATTCGGTTCCGTGAAGTTTGAGGAGCATGGGCGTGGCGTCTCGCGCTTCTTCCCATGATGGAAATGTTGCGATGTAGATGGCGTTGATGTAGAAGCACCACTCGATGGGGCTACTCATGATGATCTGTGCGGTGGGGGGCATCCACCTGCGCTCAGGTGCCCACCCGCTATCGGTGTCCACGTACTGCCACTGACGAGGGGTTACTCTCGTCCACAGGGCATCGTTCATCGGTGCAACCCTCCCTTGTTGTTGATGCCTTTGAGATCGTTCAGGTCAGTGAACAGCATGTAGTTGCTCTTGTGCATCGGTGCGATGGTGTGTCTAACCTTAGATGCTGCTGTCTCTCCACAAGACATACAGGTTAGATACCCAAGCTGACGCCGAGCTTGCGGCACAACGCTGTCGTGGCATTTCACGCATAGGTGTTTCATTCATTTGCTCCTGCGTTAATCATGGTGATTAGAAAATCTTTGGCTTCGTCGATGGTCTCGAAGTCGGCACGCACTGTGCCCGATGCACTGCGTGCTACCCACTGGCCGTCTATCTTCACGACCCAGCCCGAGATCACGCCGACGTGCCACAGCACTTGGTAGTCCTCGTTCGAGCGCAGTCTGTCCCACTTAAAGTCCATCTTGCATCCTCACCATGAATTGAGCGAGTCGCATGGCTTCTCGCAGTGTGAGTGTGCTGCCCTGTCGCCAGTTGACGTGATTGCCTTCCTTGGCCAGCCAGCGAGCCACCCATCGGTTGCCCTTCTTGGCTTTGTAAACGTCGGCGCACGTGTTGTAGGTGCCGGGCGCTGTCCACTGGGTACCATCGAAACGGAGGTGTGTTCGTGGTGGCTGCCACCGTGTGAGCGTAAAGCCCCCGGTATTGTTGCGTTGCCACGTGTATGGATTAGTCATACGTTGCGCCTCCATTGGCCAGCAGCACGCGGCAGATCGCCATTGCTTCGTGCAATGTCTTGTGTGTGGACAGGATTTCTTCCCAGTCGCCGAGGCCCTCGGGTGTGTCGTCGTCGTGTATCCGGCACAGGTGGAACCCCGGCACGAAGGGCCACTTATAGACAGCGTAGTCCCAGCCTGTGGCGTTGCGCCACACATCGAAGGGTAGCCACTGCACGAAGCCACCGAACACCCGGCGGTACAGCCCTGAGCTGGTGTGAAAAACGTCCACGCAGATGTAGCGCTCGATCGAGTCGGTCATGTCTGTCTCCCCACGCACAGGAACAGCTTGGCTGCACGTTGCGCATCTTCTAAGCTTAGATCGCCGTCGAGCCAATACTTGTCTGGTGTGGTGTGTCTGGTGTTCTCGACGATTCGCCACGCCCGTGGCAGTCTTGTCAGTGTCCCCATGTCCGTGACGAAGCGGCCGTTCTTTATGAGGTACAGTGCCCATACATGTTGCGGGTGGAAGTCACGCTTAAACCATTCAAATCTCATGTGTTCTCCTTAGTGCTGACTGGCGTTATTGCCACATCACAGAGGGCCCGAGTGTTCAGACCCTCCAAGATATGTAATATCTTTGGCTAGGGATAGGGGTCGTCGTCGCTGCATATTCCAGCCGTGCTGGTTCAGCTCCCAAGGGTTCATACGAATTACCGCAGAGGAACCCGCCCATTTAACCTAGTGTGCGTGAGTTTGGCGTTCCGCCAATACTCACTTGTCGCTCGTTTTGCATGTCGCTGTACTTTTCGGTGTCGCATACCTTATGGGCTGCATCGATACACACTACTTCATACGCCACAACATACTGGGGCTACACCCAACGTCTCGTTTCACCGGGGGGAGGGATGACTGGCATACCTACCCGGCTTCTGGTCTTGAGTACCAGCGACGGCTTGATCGGTTGGAGAGCGTCTAAGCTTAGACAACACTCCATTAAACCTAACGGAAATAAATTATTAAAGAACGAATGACCGCACATAGGAAAGGCTGGTCGCCGAGCAGAGCACGAAGCCCCACTCGATGACTCTATTCTATACTAATACTAGTCACTTGTCAAGTGTTTCGACCCCCTGTGATGGCGTCGATCTCGGCCAGCATGTCTTCTTCTGAGAAGGGTATTGTGGATGGCATCGGCATGAGTTGGACCTTGCGGTATTCCGCCACCGGGGGTGGCGCGCGCAGCGTGCGGTTCTCGTCCGTCAACCGAGCCACTTCAAACTTGAGGTCCCCGATGGTCTTGCGCGACGTCTTGAGCTGCTCCCGCATGGCATTGGCTTCGGTCTGCGCCTCCTTGAGGTCCTGCGTCAGCTCCTTGAGATTGTCCTTGAGCCCCGCCACAATGTCCCGGTATGCCTGCATCATGTCACGCTGCTCGGCCTTGGTCTCGCGTTCCCGCGCCTTGTAATCCTGCAGGGCTGTTTGCAGGGTAGTATATTGAGCCTTGAGCTGCGCGGCCTGCTCCTTGTCCCCGGATGCCTTGGCGTCCTGCAGTTTGGCAATCATCGCCGCCATCACCGTGCGTACCTTGGTGGCTTGGGCTTCAGTGGTAATTTCCATGATCTAACCTTAGACGAGTTGCTGTGCTGCACGGGCCTTGGCAATGATCTGCGCCACACGAATGGTCGACAGGTCATACTTGACCGCCAAACGGGCATAGGTAATGCCCCCGTCAAAATACTCCTGCGCAATGCGTTGGTCACGCACATCGTTGTCATGTTTGGTCCGAGCCTTGGGGCGAGGTGTCATAGTAGCGGCAGGGGCTGCGCCCTTGACGTGCGTCAGCAAGTTCAGAATCACCTCTGCTGGTGTCATCCCTTCATGCGTGGCACGGGACTGCAAGGCATCCACACCGAGTTTGCCAAGTTCTAAATACAAGCGCAGGGCTGCGGCAGCAGCATGCTGGGCTCCATCGGGGTGGAGGGGGGAGAGGGCCTGAGCAAAGCGCTCGGGGATGGTCATGTCGAATGCGGCAGTCATGGGGGAGGGGGTCCTTTCGTTGGTGGGGGGAGGGGGTAGGCGTCGAGTATAGTGCATATAGAGCAAATAAAATGAGCTGATCTAAGCTTAGATGTAGGGGTTTACCCTGTGAAATGGGGGGTCGGCGTTACCGATGTTACGAGAGGAGGGGGTTGGTTACAAAATGGGCTGATACGTGGAAATGGCTTAACCATGCGGGTTTGCGGGGATATTATATGGTGTTGAGGGGTGCTGTAACCAACGTAGCGCATAAAATAATGAGCGTTTCCAAAAACACCCCTTTTTGACAAAGTGTGCTGACCCCCCCTCCCCCCTGCGTAGTCATGAGGGGGAGGGGGAGGGTGTGGTGATCTAAGCTTAGACACGTTTTTGCCAGCGTATAGTATAAAAGGCTGTTACGTGCGTTACACTCCTATATATAATAATTTTTTTTTTTTTTTTTATTTATTATTAGGGCATTTACAGTTTTGTTTCATTACTTTGGTACTCATATTTTTTTGAGCGGGGTGTTACGCTGCAAAAGTTACCATCCTGCTACATTCGTTACATCGGTAACGCCATCTAAGCTTAGATCAGCCCCTGCGGCTCCCGTGCGGACACGGCTCACTCGCGCGCGTACTCCCTTGCGGTCAGACTACTATGACGTTTCCTGCGTGCTAAGGCAACGCAGGGTACAAGTGCACGGGCAAAAGAAAAGCCGCCCCGGAGGGCAGCTAAGTTTAGATGTAAGGGGCCGAGGCCCCCGGGGTTTACTTGTCCAAAACTGTCTCTTTGAATCCGTCCAATGAATCAAGGCACAAGTCAAGAACATCGGCCGCGAATTCAGTCAACCCAAGGGCGCGGGCTTGCGCCAGTGCTTTGCTCAGGGTTTTGTCCAGATCGGTGCGACTTGTGCTTGTGACTTTGCCTGACTTGGCAGTCGCGCCACCCTTGCCAGCCTTGCCCCATGGGAGCGCATAATCGGCATTGTTTTTCAAGTCGGCCGAGAATGGGACACCGTAATGCAGCGCACGCATGGCCCCCTGAGCGTACTCGGTGAACGTCTTCTTCTCCATCGCGCCAGTGGCCGCCAAGTCGAGAACGACTTGCGAATCCCGGATGGCCGCGCCCATGGCCTTGACCGAGGCCTCGCCCTTACCATTGGCCAGAAACCACTGGTCAACGAACGCTTGCATTTCCCGATTGACCACGCCGGTCAATTTGCCGAATGCTTTATCAAAGCCAGAATATGCGCGGCCAATGGCGGCAGCATTGGAATCAAAAGAGACAGAGATCAATTTAGTTGCAGTCATGATAATTTCCTTAGGTTTGCCTAAGCGGAATTGCTTAGGTATTTGTATTACATCATAATCCGGGCCGCTTGTCAACTCTCCCCATGTTCTAAGCATAGACGAAATCCCCAGCGCCCTGACCCCACCGTACCCCCACCCCCCAAACTGGTTCTGGGACTCCGCCCGTCCGCTATACGCTGAGCTCCGTATCCTCCAACACCACTTTACAAACATCCAGTAATATAAATACCCCACAGCCGACCCCCACCCCCTCAATATAGGAACACCCCCCGGTGCAAAAATAAAAGCCCCCAGAAAAAAATACCACATACAAAGTTAGAGTGCATATATAATCCGCCCATCTTCAGGAGCGCGAACCCCTCCATGTACCAAACGCTGATTGACTTCGATGTCCCGATGGCGGACTACACCCCAACTTTCGAGTCCCTCGAACAGCGGGTCGCTGCTGCACTGTCAACATTGGTAGAGACAGACTCCCTGCCAACACCTGATGCCATCACCGAGCTGGACCAAATGGTCTCCCGGTCGACATTTCTGGGTGAGCGCAACATTTCCGACGATGAATTGTCCTATCCGGGGGTGGTAGCCCACCTCGGAGCGCTCCTGAACGAGTACGACAAGACCATTGTGCAGTCTGCAGGGCAGCTGCGGACCTACATTACCAACCGATTGCTGGTGGAATCGGACAACAAAGACGCTCGAATCCGGATGAAGGCCCTCGAAATGCTGGGCAAGATCAGCGATGTGGGCTTGTTCACCGACAAAACCGAGATCACGATGCGCCACCGGCCGACAGAAGAGCTCGAACAGATGCTGCGCGAGCGTTTGACCCGGGTTATCGAGGCAGAAGTCGTACCAGATATCCCCACTCCACCCCCTGCTGAACCCACTACGGACGAATAAGCGTGGAATTGACCTCGGCGCTCATCAACAGGCTCGTGAAAAACATGCCGCACAACGAGGCGGCAGAGATTTTGGCCATGATGGACGAAATCGACGAGCGAAAAGCGGTTCAGGCAGCCCAAAATGACTTTTTGGCGTTCATTGCGGCCGTCGACAGGAGCTATAAGTTCGGCGCGCACCTCAAAAGGCTCGGTTCCTTGCTGATGGACGTGGAGGATGACCTCAAAGACCGGATTGCCGTGAGCATGGCACCGCGTATGGGCAAGTCCCAGATGATTTCGATCTACTACCCGGCGTGGTATCTCGGCAGGCACCCCGATCACAAGGTGATTGTGGCCTCACACACTGCAGATTTGGCCGTGGTCATGGCGCGTAAGGTGCGTAACCTGATCCAGTCGCCGGAGTACGCACGAATTTTCCCCAACACGCGGATTGCGTCGGACGCCAAGGCGGCTGCCCAGTGGAACACCACCCAAGGGGGCGAGTATTTTGCGATCGGTGTGGGCGGCGCTCTGGCCGGACGGGGTGCACACCTCATCATTGCAGACGATCCGCTGTCCGAACAGGACATCAAGGCGGGCAACACCACATCCCTCGACACAACGTATGAATGGTTCAGTGCCGGTCTGCGAACTCGTCTGATGCCGGGCGGGAAAATCTGCGTGCTGCACACACGCTGGCACCAGCGGGACCTGATTGGGCGCTTGCTCAAAGACAGTGCCGTGAACGAGGGCGGGGATAAGTACGAGGCGTTTGAGTTCCCAGCCATACTGTATGAAGGTACAGAGAACGAGAAGTCGATCTGGCCAGAGCAGTGGAGCCTTGAGGCGTTGCAGAAAACCCGGGCGTCCATGCACCACATCATGTGGCAGTGGTATGCGCAGTACCAGCAGAACCCGACGGCCAGCGAAGCGGCCATCATCAAACGGGAATGGATCAGGCGCTGGGAGAAAGACACGCCCCCACCCTGCGATTTCATCGTGCAGGCATACGATACGGCCCTCACAACCAAGCAGCGCTCAGACTATTCTGTGTGCCATACGTGGGGTGTGTGGACAAACGAGGACGACGGCACCCAGAACGTCATCCTGCTCAACAAGGTCAAGGGCAAGTACGAGTTCCCCGAGCTCAAGGCCATGGCCCACGAGCAGTACGAAGAGTGGGAGCCCGACAGTGTGATTGTGGAAGCCAAGGCCAGCGGCCAGCCGCTGATTGACGAGATGCGCCGCTCGGGCATCTTCGTGCAGGACTTCAGCCCGGGCAAGGGCCAAGACAAGATTTCGCGGATGAACGCGGTCACGGACATGTTTGCCTCCGGGCACGTATGGTTCCCCGAAACCAAGTGGGCGTCCGAGACGGTGGAGGAGATTTTGGCGTTCCCGGCGGGCGAGCACGACGACGAGGTGGATGCCATGACGCTGGCCATGATGCGTATCCGCAAAGGTGGCCTGTTGCGCCTGTCCACCGACAAGGAAGATAATGAGGTCTTCATGAGGTCCCGTCGTGGGGCGGCGTATTACTAAGGATTTGATATGAACATGGTTCCCGGTATTGGCGGTGCCCCTACGGGCTTGGACCTCGACGGTATCGCACTGGACGACACTCCGGCGATTGAGATCGAGATTGAGAACCCCGACGACGTGAAAATCGGCGTGGGCGGCTTGGAGATCGACTTGATGCCCGAGGCCGAAACCCCGGACGACATCCCGTTCGACGCCAACCTTGCGGACTTCATGGACGAGGGCGAGCTGCAGAAGATCGCGGGCGACATCGTGGCGTTGGTTGAGGCCGACATCACGTCACGCAAAGACTGGGTGGAGACCTACGTCAAGGGCTTGGAAGTGCTGGGCATGCGCTACGAAGAGCGCACCGAGCCGTGGGACGGCGCTTGTGGTGTGTTCAGCACCTTGCTGACCGAGGCGGCTGTCCGGTTCCAGAGCGAAACGATCATCGAGACTTTCCCGGCCGCTGGCCCAGTCAAGACAGAGATCGTGGGTGCGATCGACCGCCTGAAGGAAGAAGCTGCGGAGCGCGTGCGCGACGACATGAACTGGCGCTTGACCGAGCAGATGCCTGAGTACCGCACCGAGCACGAACGCATGCTGTTCAATCTGGGCTTGGCCGGTTGCGCGTTCAAAAAGGTCTACTTTGACACGGGCAAGAACCGTCAGGTGGCCATGTTTATCCCGGCAGAAGATGTGATCCTGCCGTGGGGCTGTAGCGGCGTGCGTGACGCAGAGCGCGCGACCCATGTGCTGCGCAAGAGCGAGAACGACTTGAAGCGCCTGCAGGTCAGTGGGTTCTACCGCGACGTGGACTTGGGCGAGCCCGTGACGTTCTTCTCCGACATCGAGAAGAAAAAGGCAGAAGACCAAGGCTATACCCTGACGGAAGACAACCGCTACCAGTTGTTTGAGTCGCAGATCGAGTACGACCTGCCCGGGTTTGAGAACAAAGACGGTCTGGCCCTGCCCTACATCATCACCATCGACCGTGGCACAAACAAAGTGCTGGCCATCTACCGTAACTGGGAAGAAGGCACCAAGACGCACATAAAGCGCGATCACTTCGTACAGTACGACTACATCACAGGGTTTGGCGCGTACGGCATCGGCTACATCCACCTGATCGGTGGCTACGCCCGGGCTGGCACGTCGATCATCCGTCAGTTGGTGGACGCAGGCACTCTCTCCAACCTGCCCGGCGGTCTGAAGTCCCGTGGTCTGCGGATCAAGGGCGACGACACCCCGATCGCTCCGGGTGAGTTCCGTGACGTGGACGTGACCAGCGGCACCGTGCGTGACAACATCATGCCGCTGCCCTACAAAGAGCCAAGCCAAGTGCTGGCCGGGCTGCTGGAGAAAATCACCATGGAGGCCCGCCGTCTGGGCTCAATCGCCGACATGCAGGTCAGCGATATGGGTGCGAATGCTCCGGTGGGTACCACGCTGGCCCTGCTGGAGCGCCAGCTCAAGACCATGTCGGCCGTGCAGGCGCGTGTGCACTACTCGATGAAGCAGGAGTTCAAGCTCCTCAAGGGCATCATCCGCGACCACGCCCCAGATGCGTATTCGTTCGAGCCTGCCTCCGGCAGCCGCATGGCGCTTAAGAAGGACTACGACATGGTGGACGTGATCCCCGTGTCGGACCCCAACAGCTCCACGATGGCCCAACGGATCATGCAGTACCAAGCTGTGATCCAGCTCAGCCAAGGCGCACCTCAGATTTATGACCTGCCCCAGCTGCACCGCCAGATGATCGAGGTGCTGGGCATCAAGAACGCTGACAAGCTCGTGCCCATCGACGACGACATGAAGCCCCGCGACCCCGTCAGCGAGAACATGGACATCCTGAACATGAAGCCGGTCAAGGCGTTCCAGTACCAAGACCACGCCGCCCACATTCAGGTGCACATGTCCGCGTCGCAAGACCCCGAGATGATGAAGCTGGTCGGCCAGAACCCACAGGCCCAAGCCATGATGTCCGCCATGATGGCCCACATCGCCGAGCACACCGCCTACGCCTACCGCCAACGCATCGAGCAGCAGATGGGCGTGACCCTCCCACCCGAGGGCGAGAACCTGCCTCCACAGGTGGAGCTGGCGCTGTCGTCCATGATGGCCCAAGCCGCTCAGCAAGTGCTGGCCGAGAACCAAGCCAAAGCTGCTCAAGAGCAGGCCCAGCAGATGCAGCAGGACCCTGTGGTGCAGATGCAACAGCAGGAGTTGCAGATCAAGGCCAAGGAGCTGGAGCTCAAAGAGAAGAAGCTTGCCATCGACGCCGCTGCCCGCGCAGACGAGCTGGAGCTCAAAGAGAAGCAAATGCAGATCGACGCTGCGTTTAAAGCAGATCAGCTCGACGCCCAGCAAGAGCGTGAAGGCATGCGCATGGGCATCGACATCGCCAAAACCAAGGGCCAACCGGCCAAGAAAGGTGAGTGATGGACACCCAAGTACTTGACTACCTGCGGGGCAAGCTGCAGGAAGAATTGAAATCGGTAGAAGAGAGTTTGGCGCAAGGCGTAGCGAAAGACTACGCTGAGTACCAGAACCTGTGCGGCGTTATCCGGGGTCTGTTGACCGCACAGCGCGAAATAAACGACCTCTTGCGACGAGTAAAGGAACACGATGACTCAATTTGACACGCAGGCAGTCGACCTGTCGGGCATCCTCAACAAATCCGCTGAGGAGAAAGCCCGCCAGATTCCCGACCCTGCGACCTACCACCTCCTGTGCGTTCTCCCGGAGATTGACGAAGAATACGAAAGCGGGCTGATTAAAGCTGGCCAGACGATGCACTTTGAAGAAGTGTTGTCGCCCGTATTGTTTGTCGTGAAAGTCGGGCCGGACGCTTACAAAGACGAAAAGCGCTTCCCCGGTGGCCCCAGCTGCAAGGTAGGTGATTTCGTCTTGGTGCGGCCAAACACTGGCACGCGCATCAAAATCCACGGCAAAGAGTTCCGCATCATCAATGACGACTCCGTGGAAGCTGTTGTCCAAGACCCACGCGGCATCACGCGTGCATAAGGAGCTGCATCATGGCACTGGAACAAGTTGAGTTCGAGTTTCCTGACGAAAAGGAAGCCAAAGAAAACGCCCGCAAGGGCGGCTCTGTCGTAGAGGTCGAAGAGCAGATTGAGGTCGTTGAGGCCGACAAGCCCGAGATCGAAGTCATTGACGACACCCCGGAGAAAGATCGCGGCCGTGAGCCGATGAAAACTCCGCCACCCGAGAGCCTGTCGGACGATGAGCTTGAGAAGTACGACTTGAGCGTGCGCTCACGGATCAAGCAGGTTCAAAAGGGCTACCACGAAGAGCGCCGGGCCAAAGAAGCTGCCCAGCGTGAGCGTGAAGAGGCTCTGCGTCTGGCCCAGCAGCTGGTCGAAGAGAACAAAAAGCTCAAGGGCACCCTCTCCGAAGGCCAGTCTGCTTACATTGAGCAGGCCAAACTGGTCGCTGCAAACGACATCGAAAAAGCCCGTAGCGCCTACAAAGCTGCCTACGAGGCCGGTGATTCGGATGCACTGGTGGCCGCCCAAGAAGAACTGACCGCCGCGAAGCTCAAAGCCGAGCGTGTAAATAGTTTCAAGCCTACCCCTTTACAGGAGGAAGAAACTGCGGTACAACCCACTCCACAACCTCAATCGGTTGAGCTGGACCCAAAACTACGCGCGTGGCAAGACCGCAATCCGTGGTGGGGCAGCAACAAACGGATGACAGCCTACGCCCTTGGCTTTCATCAGGAACTGGTTGAGAATGGAACAACCGCTGGAAGTGACGATTACTACAAAGCGATCGACACGGAAATGCGGGCTCGCTTCCCCGATGTATTCGAGTCCGGGAAGAGTGAGAAAACCGAGGACGCGCCTACTCCTCCAAAAAAGTCGAACATCGTCGCACCTGCGACTCGCAGCACAGCGCCTAAAAAGATCGTGCTGACAAGAACACAGGTCGAACTCGCCAAGCGGCTTGGGGTTCCTTTGGAACTTTATGCACGTAAGGTAGCGGAAGAAATGAGGAAATGAAAATGAGTGAACAACTGGACAACCGCGCTCCGCGCGCCCTGAAAACTCGTGATGCCGCCGAGCGTCCCAAACAGTGGATGCCGCCCCAGCTTCTGCCTGATCCGACACCGGAGCCGGGCTACGCGTTTCGCTGGATTCGGATCAGCACGATGAATCAGGCCGACCCTCGTAACGTTTCCGGCAAGCTCCGCGAAGGTTGGGAGCCTGTTAAGGCGTCTTCTCACCCGGAGATCAGGCTGTTTGGTGAAAACGATGCTCGTTTTCCTGACGCTGTGATCGTCGGCGGGTTGATGCTTTGCAAAACACCTGCTGAGTTCGTCGACCAGCGAAATGCGTATTACGGTCAGCAGACCGAGGCGCAAATCCAGTCGGTGGATAGCAGCTTCATGCGCGAAGGTGATGCGCGGATGCCGCTCTTCAAAGAGCGTAAGTCCACGGTTACCTTCGGTAAAGGTATTTGACACTTTTTGGAGTTAACAAATGGCATATCCTACTGTCGATAAGCCGTATGGTTTCCAGCCGATCAACCGTATCGGTGGCAATCCCTACGCCGGGTCTACCCGTCTCGTTCCCGTTGATTCGGGCGCTGTGTTTGATGGTGATCTCGTTGAATTGCTGGCCTCCGGCAAATGCAAAGTGGTCGCTGATGGCGCTGCAGCCCCTCAAGCTTTGGGTGTTTGCGTTGGTGGTCAATACACCAACAGCATGGGTCAAACCGTGCAAGCTCAGTACGTTCCTTCGGGCGCGACCAATGCTGTGGCCTACGTGGTCGATGACCCAACTGCTCTGTTCAAAGTTGCCGTCGTGTCTTCTGGCACTACCATCGCAACGTTGGGCCGCGCCGCTGTTGGTCAGAACACTTCCGTCGTGTTGAACTCTGGTAGCACAACTACCGGCAATTCCGCTCAGGCGATTGACGACACCACCAACACCACCAACACCTTGCCCATCCGTATCATTGACGTGGTTCCTGAGACCGCCACTGGTTCTGATGCTTTTGTGGAAATGATCGTCAAGATCAACACCCACTCGTACAACAACACCACTGGTATCTAAGGAGTAGACCATGGCAATTTCACGCGCACAACTGCTCAAGGAACTGCTCCCGGGTTTGAACGCTTTGTTCGGTCTGGAGTACGCTCGCTACGGCGAAGAGCACAAGGAAATCTACGAAACCGAAACTTCGGAGCGTAGCTTTGAAGAGGAAACCAAGCTGTCTGGCTTCTCCGCCGCTCCGGTGAAGAACGAAGGCGCTGCCATTGCATACGACAATGCGCAAGAAGCTTGGACCGCTCGTTACAACCACGAAACCATCGCCATGGGCTTCTCCATCACGGAAGAAGCAGTGGAAGACAACCTGTATGACAGCTTGTCCAGCCGCTACACCAAGGCTCTGGCCCGTGGTATGGCTTACACCAAGCAAGTCAAGGCTGCTTACGTCCTGAACCAAGGCTTCAACGCTGGCGTTACCTACGGTGACGGCGTGTCGCTGTTCTCGACTCAGCACCCTCTGGTCTCCGGTGGTGTGAACAGCAACCGTCCTTCGACTGCTGCCGACCTGAACGAAACATCGTTGGAAAACGCTGTGATTCAGATCGCTGGTTGGACCGATGAACGCGGCCTGCTGATCGCTGCCAAGCCCAAGAAGCTGATCGTGCCTCCAAGCCTGCAATTCGTTGCCACTCGTCTGTTGGAAACCGAACTCCGCGTCGGTACCGCTGACAACGACATCAACGCGTTGAAGAACAACGGCTCGATCCCCGATGGTTACACGATCAACCACTGGTTGACCGACACCAACGCTTGGTTCCTGACCACAGACGTGCCTAACGGTTTGAAGCACTTCGTGCGTACACCCCTGCAAAATTCCATGGATGGTGATTTTGATACAGGGAACGTTCGCTACAAGGCTCGCGAGCGTTACAGTTTCGGCGTTTCTGATCCCCTCGGCGTGTACGGCTCCCCCGGAGCTTGATACCCAAGTGGTAGAAAAGGGCCCTTCGGGGCCCTTTTTTGTTGCCCGCAGAATCTGTGGTACATTACCTGTTACTAAGTCACAGGAGCCGATATGGACACCACAAATTTGCCCAAAACCCGAGCCGATGCCAAAGCGCAAGGAGCCAAGTATTACTTCACTGGCGAGCCCTGCAAGCACGGCCACATTGCCCCGCGCAAAACCAAAGGGGCGTGCATCGAATGCCTTAAGGTAGAGTGGCAGAAAGCCGCCGACACCCGTGCCGAGTACTTCCGGGCATACAACAGCCGGGAGGATGTCAAGGACCGCAAAAACGAGTGGTATCAGGAAAACCGCGAACAAGTGGTTCAAGCCGCTGCCACGCGACCCGCGCATGTTCTCCGGGAGTACCGGGACGCGTGGAAGGCCGCTAACAAAACGCAAGTGCGTGCGGACACAAAAGCTCGACGCCGAAAGCACCGACAAGCCACGCCGCCTTGGCTTACACGCGCCCAAAAGTCTGAAATCCGCCAGATTTATCAGATCGCTATAACAACGACGCAAATCACGGGCACGCCGTACGTCGTTGACCACATCTACCCACTACGGTCTGAAGTCGTCTGTGGGCTGCACGTGCCGTGGAATTTACGGCCAATGCCGCAAGACGATAACTTGCGAAAAGGGAATAGTTTGCCGGACGATTCGGAAGCGCTTGCGTTCCCTCCGGCCACCTGATATATTGCACCCACGTCTGGGATTTACCCGCGCATCAAACTGACCCAGCAGACGACTTGCCGATTGATGCGCTGATCTCGCAAGTGAGGACACTGCAATGAGCACTACCACCTTCTCCGGCCCAGTCCGTTCGATTGACGGCTTTCAAACTGTCTCCGTCAGCTCCACCACTGGCGCTGTAACCGTTACTGGCACCTTGGGTCCAGCCACCAGCGTGGACAGCGTGACCGTTTCGGCCTTCATTGACCTGCCCGCCATCGCTACTGCTGCGCTGCCCGCCGCTGCCGCTGGCAACGCTGGCCAAGTGCGCCTCATCAACGACAACGGCGCTGGCAACAACGAATTCTGCTTGGTCATCAGCACCGGCTCCGCTTGGGTCACTGCTGTCGGCGCAGCTCTGAGCTAATCAACCTCTGGGGCTTCGGCCCCGTTTTTAAAGGAGATTGATTATGGCGATGCAGACAGACGTCCTAGCAGGCACGCTCATTGAGAGCGGGTTTATCTACAAACAACGCACTCGCGTCAAAGGCGTGTCGGTCAAGGGTGACGGCACAACCGCTGGGGTTTTGGATATTTTTGATACAGTGACGGCACCTGTTACGGCGACTTACGCCCGGACGGGTAACCTTGTTACCGTGACAAAGAACGCGCATGGCTTACAGACTGGCGACACGATCGGCTTGTCGTTTGTTGCGGCTTCTGGAACCGCCGCCACGGATGGTAACTACACCGTGACCAAGCTGACAGACAACACCTTCACGGTGACGGATATCAACTCGGGGACGGTTGCGTCGGGCACAGCCTGCAGCTACGCTTCGCGCTGGATCATGACGTTCCGAATTACCGCTGGTGACTCGTACGTAAACTACTGGCTCATTCCGGGGCAAGGTATTTTGGCGTTGAATGGCATCTACCTGCGCATCACCAACCTTAACGCGGCTTCGGTGTTCTATGGCTAAGACCCCAGCATGGCAGCGCAAAGAGGGCAAGTCCGAAAAGGGTGGCTTGAATGCCAAGGGGCGAGCCTCGTACAACAAGGCGAACCCCGGCAAGCCCGGCCTGAAGGCTCCTCAGCCCGAGGGCGGCAAACGCCGCGACTCTTTTTGCGCCCGTATGGAGGGTATGAAAAAGAAGCTGACCAGCGAGAAGACGGCCAAAGACCCCAACTCGCGGATCAACAAAAGCCTGCGGGCTTGGAAGTGCTGACATGGAACTGATGGCTTGGAACGTGCTGTTGTCGTTTGCGTCAGCAGCACTGCTTTTTTGGGTGAAGGTGTCGCACGACGAGGTCAAGCGCGTGAGTATTTTGCTGAGCAAAACTCGGGAAGAAAACGCTGAAAAGTACGTGACCAAGGCGGATGTGCACAGCGACATCAATCGTGTTTTGGCTCGGCTGGACCGGCTTGAAGGCAAGATTGATGACTTCATGAAGGAGCAGCGAAGTGCCATCAACTAGCAAAAAACAGCACAACTTCATGGCGGCCGTGGCCAAAAACCCCGCATTTGCCAAGAAGGCCGGAGTACCCCGCTCGGTGGGGCAAGAGTTCCTTAACGCGGACAAGGGCCGCAAATTCAAAGAAGGTGGCGAAATGAAACATTCAGACGTGAAAATGGACAAGGCCATGGTCAAGAAGGCCATCGGCAAACACGCGGCAATGCCCGCTTCTAAAGCCCACAAAGGCTTGAAGTCTGGCGGTCTGGCCGCTGGGCACAAAGCTGCTGATGGCATTGCCTCTAAGGGTAAAACCAAAGGCAAGATGGTCAAGATGGCCTACGGCGGCAAAGCCTGCTAAGGAGCACACCATGAGTCCAGCAGAAAAAGAAGCCCGCCAGATGCTGGCGGACAAGAAAGCCCAAGACGCCGCTACCAAGGCGTACGACGCTGCCAGCACCACACCACCTAAACCCGCTCCTGCAAAGAAGATGGCCAAGGGCGGCGTGACTCGCGCTGACGGCTGCGTGACCAAAGGGCACACCAAAGGCAAGATGGTGTAACCATGAGCGATACCCCGCGCATGAAGTCTGCCAAAAAGATGTACGAGGACATGCTCAACGAGCCAACTCGTCCGTCTGCGGGGCACACATCCAAAGCCATGGACATGGCCGACAAGATGTTTGCACCTGCCAAAAAGGCCAAAGGCGGTTATGTGAAGGCCGCTGATGGCTGCGCAGCGCGCGGTAAAACCCGGGGGAAACTCGTATGATGCCCAGTCGCGGAATGGGGGCTGTAGCCCCCAGCAAGATGCCCAAAGGCGTGCGCAAAGCACGCCGAGATGACACTGACTTTACGCAGTACGCTGAAGGCGGCAAGGTCAATGCGGCTGGCAATTACACCAAGCCCGAGATGCGCAAGCGGATCGTGAGCCAAGTCAAAGCTGCTGCAACGCAGGGCACCAAGGCAGGCCAGTGGTCAGCCCGCAAAGCTCAGCTTGTGGCCAAGAAGTACAAGGCCGCTGGCGGCGGGTACAGGGACTGACGTGAAGGCCCCACAAAAGTCGCTCAAAGACTGGACCGACCAGAAGTGGCGGACCAAGAGTGGCAAGCCGTCGTCCAAAACAGGTGAGCGCTATTTGCCGGAGAAGGCGATAAAATCGCTCAGCCCCGCAGAGTATGCGGCCACCACAAAAGCCAAACGTGCTGGTAAGGCGGCGGGCAAACAGTTTGTGGCCCAGCCCAAGACCATCGCCAAAAAGACAGCGAGCTTCAGATGACTACATCCGGCGTCACCACTTTCAATCCTGACCTCACCGAGATCATCGAGGAGGCGTTCGAGCGCTGTGGTGGCGAGATGCGTACGGGCTACGACATGCGTACCGCCCGGCGGTCGCTGAACCTGATGTTCACAGATTGGGCCAACCGTGGCGTCAACATGTGGACCATGGAGCAGGGCCAGCAGATTCTGACCCCGGGCACCGCCACGTACAACCTCCCTGCTGACACGGTCGACTTGCTGGACCATGTGATTCGCACTGGCGCGGGCAACGTATCGACGCAGGCAGACCTGACCATCACCCGGATCAGCGAGCCTACCTACGCCACGATCCCGAACAAACTGGCGCAAGCGCGGCCGATCCAGATTTGGATTGAGCGCCTGAACACCCCAAGATTTACGGTCTGGCCCGTGCCAGACAACACTCAGCAGTACATCCTCGTGTACTGGCGCTTGCGGCGCATCCAAGACGCTGGCAACGGCGTCAACACGATGGACATGCCGTTCCGGTTCTACAACGCCATGGTGGCGGGGCTTGCGTACTACATGGGCATGAAAGTGCCCGGCGCGATTGATCGCCTGCAAGTCCTCAAGGCCCAGTACGATGAAGCGTGGGAGCTGGCCTCTGGCGAAGACCGCGAAAAGGCTGCGGTTCGGTTTGTGCCCCGTCGGATGTTCATAGGCTGAAGGCATGGCAAACCGCTTCGCATCCGGCAAACGCGCGATCGCCATGTGCGATCGGTGCGGGCAGCAGTTCCAGCTTAAAAAGCTCAAGACTGAGGTCATCAAGCAGCGCAGATATGAGCTGCGGGTCTGCCCTGAGTGCTGGGACCCGGACCATCCACAGTTGATGCTGGGCACGTTCCCAGTTGATGACCCACAGGCGCTGAGGAACCCGCGTCGGGATACAACGTATGTGACCGCTGGCGTGAACGCCGCCGGGAACTTGACCGGGGGCTCGCGGGATATCCAGTGGGGCTGGAATCCAGTTGGCGGAGCCAGCTTTTTTGACACGCCGCTGACGCCAAATAACTTGGTTTGTCAGACGAATCTTGGTACAGTCACGGTAGTGACGAATTAAAGGAGCCCATCATGGCATTCACACGATCTGCAGACGGCATCGCCAAAAAGGGTAAAACCGAAGGCAAAAACTACGGCGACAGCGGCCCTAGCGTTGGCATCCAAAAGGGTGCCAAAGGCGGTGGCAGCAACGGCGGTAAGCGCAACATCGACATGAAGACGATGGGTCGTGGCATGGCTAAAGTTGCAGCACAAAAGCGAGGCTAATCATGGCAAAGTACAGCATGAAAAAGGGCGGCAAAGAAGTCGGCCCTGCAAGCGTTTACGCTGAACCCCACACCATGACCGGCAAAAAGGTCACGGCTGCTGGCGTTATCGGCAAGGGCAAAAACGAAGCCGATCTGAACTCGTACGAGCCCAGCGTCGGCAACATCCGCAAAGGCTCGGCCCCCGCTGCCAAAACCTCGGGTATCAAAATCCGTGGCACTGGCGCAGCCACAAAAGGCGTGATGGCTCGCGGCCCAATGGCCTGATACGAACATGAACTACACCCAGTTGCAAGCTGCGATCTGCGATTACACGCAGAACTTTGACCCAGACTTTGTTGCGAACATTCCGGTGTTCGTGGAGCAGGCTGAGCAGCGCATCTACAACACGGTGCAGTTTCCTGCCCTGCGCAAGAACGTCACTGCGAATCTGAGCACCAACATCCGGTATGTGACGTGCCCGAATGATTTTTTGGCGGTGTATTCCTTGGCCGTCATTGACGCGACAGGCAACTACGAGTATTTGCTGAACAAGGACGTCAACTTCATCCGGCAGGCGTACCCAAACCCCAATGCGACAGGGTTGCCCAAGTACTACGCACTGTTTGGTCCGAACTCCACGGGGGTGACGATCATGAACGAGTTGACGTTTTTGGTGGGGCCAACCCCGGATGCGCCGTACACGGTTGAGATGCACTATTACTACTACCCTGAATCCATCGTCACCGCCACAAACGGCGAGACTTGGCTGGGTGACAACTTCGACTCGGTGCTGTTGTATGGCTCGTTGGTCGAGGCCATCACCTTTATGAAGGGTGAGGCTGATATGGTTGCGCTGTACGACGGTAAGTACAAGGAAGCACTGTCATTGGCCAAACGTCTGGGTGACGGGCTTGAGCGCAGCGATGCGTATCGTTCTGGCCAATACCGCTTGGCACCGCTACCTCAAAACAACGGGGTAGCTTAATATGGCGTTTGACCAAACCCTCACCACTAGCTTCAAGCAGGACGTCCTGCTTGGCGTGCATGACTTTGAAACAGACGACATCAAGTTGGCGCTGTTCTCGGCTTCGGCTGATCTGGGCGCGGCCACTACGGTGTATACCACCGCAGGCGAGACTTCCGGTACTGGCTACACGGCTGGCGGCAAGACGCTCACAGGCGTGACGGTGCTGACTTCCGGCACCACGGCGTACGTTGATTTTGCCGACTTAACGTGGAACCCTGCAGCCTTTACAGCCCGGGGAGCCCTCATCTACAATGCGAGCAAGAGCAACAAGGCGATTGCAGTGTTGGACTTTGGTGCCGACAAAACGGCGTCAACAATTTTCACTGTGCAGATGCCCGCAAACACGGCTACGTCAGCACTCATTCGTTTTTCTTGAAGGAGCTTTTATCATGCCCATGGACAATGCAAAATCCACAGACGTTATCGGCAGCGATATCGCTCGTGCCAATGACTCAGAATCGACAGCTAAGGCTGGCGGTGTTTTCCACATCCAGTGCCACGACGCACAAGGCAATCTGAAGTGGGAAGCTGAAAAACACAACTTGGTCGTGAACGAAGGTCTGCAGGACATGAACACCAAGTACTTTACCGGCGCTGCTTACACAGCCGCATGGTTCATCGGCCTGTACGGCGCTGCTGCTTCCAACAACCCCGCTGCAAGCGACACCGCTGCTTCGCACGCCGGTTGGACCGAAGTGACGGCCTACAGCCAAACCACTCGCCCCGCTGCCACTTTCGGTACAGCTACTACGGCCGATCCTTCGGTGATCAGCAACTCCGCTTCGCCTGCTACGTACAGCATCAACGGCACCACAGTCGTTGGCGGCGCGTTCTTGATCAGCAACAACACCAAGGGTGGCACAACAGGCGTGCTGTTCTCGGCTGCTGACTTCCAATCGCCCGGCGATCGCTCGGTTGTGAACGGCGACACTTTGACCGTGACCTACACATTCAGCCTCGACGCTGTATAAACCGGAGATTGAAATGGCGACAGCATTCAAAAAAGGTCAAGAAGTCCAGCTCGTAGCGGTGGTGCCGAAAGGCCCCGTCGCTGCATTGCGCATGCTCGAAGACGGAACAGTTCAGTACTTGGTTGACTGGACCGACGCCGATGGCCTTGCACAACAACGCTGGTTTGACGAAGACCAATTGACAGCCGCTTAATCGGCCAAGGGCCTCTGACGTATGTTCGGTATCTCCGCATACGCAGAAGCCCCGTTTTCGTCGCTCGCAGGTAATACATTCACCCCTGCGGTAATTGAGTCCGCGAGGCTGACGGACACAGCGCAAGCCGTTGCTGCGCTGATAGCGTCGATTTCTGAGACCGCCCGGGCACAAGACACCACTGTCGCCCGGGTTTCGGTTTTTTCCAGCCTCAGTGAAACAGCACGCGCAAGCGACACTGTTTCGGGCTTGCCCGTTTACGCTACGGCAACTCAGGATTCTGCGCGTGGGTCAGATTCGACCCAAGCGGGGTTCACTGCGCGATCACAAATTTCTGAAGCGGCCACTGCAGCGGATGCAGTATCGGCGATTGCTGTAAACGGCGGGCGTGTCAACGAGTCCGCCAATGCGGCGGACAGCGTCTCGGC